ATGAAAGCCAAAAAGATAATCAAAAAGCTACTAAGTGATCTCTATGCGGGAACTGAATATTCATGTGGAATTCAAAGCATCAAACATAGTGATGAGTTTCCTGTAATATTTGGTATGCATCGTACAGACCACGATATAATCACTAACTATACAATTGTGGGTGATGAACTGGATGTTCACCAAATACATGTATTACCGCGTGAAGTAACTCCAGATTGGGATTCACCTATTACAAGTAGCGTAGAACGAAAGAGTTTTTCAATAACTGAAGATGGATTGCGTCAATGTTCCGAGTACTTTAGCAATCTAATTACAATGGCTCTAATTGAACTCGTTAAGAGTATTCGCGGTTATGACATAAGTTTGATTCATAAACCATTATTTAACATCGCATAAGTACACCCAATTTGACCTCTTGTGATAAATAAGTTTATACAACAGCAAGAGGTAAATAACGTGATGCATCTTTTAACTGAATTAGTACTATTCCCTATCTACATACTCTGTATGATCTTCTTTATGATGCTATGTATTATTACATTACCATTAAAGATACCAGCAATAAATAAATTACTAACAAACTATCTGAAACAGAAAAAATAAATATGCTATATTATAGGTGTAAGCTCGAACATAGCTCACCTGTTCAGCAGAAAAATAATAAATAAAACGTAGTAAGAGAAACGTGAATGGTTTACATCATTCCGTTTCGTCATTTCATTCGCAATGAATTAAATGATAAATAAAATGTAGATTGTGACTCATCTATAAATTTCCTTCCATAGAAATACACCCTACCCACAGTAGGGTTCTTTTTACATGGGATTTACTACGAAATCGAAATCAAACCTAATATGGAAATTAGCATGAAAACTAATAAAAAAGACGTAAAAACCAACTTGGTATCAGTACGTGTCACTGACGTACAGTTAGCAGAATTAAAGAACCTTAGTGAAAGCGGTGTTTGTGATCGTGAAACACTTGCGAGTGCTTTTCAGTACTTACTAAACCAATACATCATTCTAAAAAAAGGCTAATGCTATACGCCTAATAAAGTTATAGCAAATGGTGAAACAGGAAGTTTCACTGTCAATGAATGGAAGCATAGATATGAAGAGAAACAACGACCTAAAAAGAATCCGTACACATAATGATTACCCAACTCTAAAAACAGGACGTAAATCATTCAATAATATGTTCGATAGAACTCTATACAATGATGATTATCATGATGTAACGATTAGTACCGAGTTTAGTAACCTATCATTGTTTTTGAAATGGCATGAAGTGAACTATGTAGAAGGTTGGCATCTTGATAAAGACATACTAAATCCTGGTGCTCGTGAGTATTCATCCCAAAACTGTATGTACGTTCCCCCTGAAGTAAACCAACTATTCAAAAGTACTAAACCTGGTAAGTACATGAAAGGTGTTGAGGCATCAGGTAAGAAATTCAAAGCATACTGTAGCGTAGATAGTAAAAAGAAATGTTTAGGAACTTTCAGTACGGAACTCGAAGCACATGAAGTTTATATGAAATGGCGTAAGGCACGTTTGATAGAACTTGCTGAGAAGTACAAAGAATATAAAAAACTAAGTGCGGCACTATTGAATCACGCTAACAACATTTAAAGAAAATGGCCTGTAGTGGGTGGAATCACTACAGGCCAAGTATTAATTAAGAATATATAGGACTATTTATTATGGCAAAAACCTATTCAAGTTTTGATAATAGAAACATAAAAGCACTAATTAGCCAGTACAAGTTATATAAAGATATCCCATGTGAAGATATCAAGAACATTATGAAGGATTCAGTAGCTAAGCTTAATGTGAGAGATAAGATTAGTGTATATGATGTGTTTACAGTATTGAGTAATGAAGATGAAATACGAAATGATTTACTATTCAATACTATCAATGCTATTAAAGTACAACAGAATAAGAAACAAGTAAAAGAACGTATGATTAGGTACTACGGGTCGGCGATCACGGATGCAGCAAAACGAATAGAACAATATATGTTGGCACACCCAGACGCACTGCCAGCACCAGCATATGGACAAAGAACACTAACATATAAAGAGTTTCGTAAACTATTGGAACTACAAAAACAAGGTGACTTTATTGATGACATGATCGAGTACTTAAAGAGCTTGCGTTAATTATGCCTTATTACGGCATAATACGGCATGGATATATGCCGTATTACGGCAGAAAAAGCCCTTGAAACCCGCGTTCTACCATCAATACGGCAACTAAGTATAGAGATACGAAATCCATTCCATTTCATTCCATGTATTTCTTTCTCTATCAGTATTCAATGAAACTGTGACTGCGTCACGAATACTACTTGTCGTGAACTCCTCGTAGTATTGGTTAGAAACGTTCCGTTTTTCTCGCTGTACTCGAAAAGACGGAAGGCGTTTCTTCTCGCTTTGCTCGATAGGTGTTAGTACAGCAAGTGAAGTACCTAAAGTGAATTGGTAAGTACGAAATGCCCCGCCAGTTTCACACCTTTCGCTCTGGTCATTTCCCCTAACTATACTGCCATTTGATAACTACATAAAGTACTGGATCAAGTGTGCAATTTTTTTGTACAAAGAGGTACTTAAGAGAGGGATAACATGAACAGAAAACAATTCATCCAGTCGCATGGTGCTACTTGTAGTAACTGGACTTGGAGTTGGTCATTTGTGAATCACGACAAGAAGATGGTTATCTTTGGTGCTTGGGATGTTCAGAAAGAGCAAGAAAGATCAGTCATACTAAGGGAGCGGTGGAAAACCAAAGTAGTTGATGGTAGGACAAGAAAAAATCTGGGATACATTCAAGCTATTGAACACATCCAGTTGATAGCTGAAGGTTATGATCTTTTCACGTTTGATATGGAGCAGGGGCGAAACGATGAGGATAGAGATGTAGCTGTTATCAAACGTTTCACCCCTAAACTTGAAAAGCGTTACCTTCGAAAAGAAGGTGCTGTTTGGTATGCAGACTTCTTACCTAATCCGTTTCCTGATGAAATTACCTCACCTGAGAACTACGCTGAAGGTGCAAAAAAGCAAGTTACTGTAAACTCCTACGAGCGTGATCCAAAAGCACGACAGGCTTGTATTGACCATCATGGAACTTCATGTATGTGCTGTGGGTTTGACTTTGAGAAAGTCTATGGCGAACACGGTAAAGGATTTATACACGTTCATCATATCAAACCACTGCATACAGTAGGTGAGAACTATGTGGTAAACCCGATTGAGGACATGGTTCCCCTTTGTCCAAACTGTCATGCAATGATACATAGGGGAAGTGAAGTTTTAAGTGTAGAAAAATTAAAAGAGATATTTTTGAATAAAACTGTCTAACATTTAAATTGTAATTTGGTAAAGAAATGATGAAAGATATAAGAAGTATAGTATGTTTTACGCTATCGGAAATGAATGAAAAACTTGGCAATAAAGAGTTGTCAGAGTATTTGTTCAATTTTAACTCTAATAATAAACATTCATCTGCTCCTGAGATAACAGTCATTTCTTATCTTATGTCTTATTTTAGACCGTTAAAATTCAGTAAGATTGCGGGAACTAACGTTACAATAAATGGTACTCATGGAAACTTCGTTGTGAATTTTCAGCTTCAAGCTAAAATATTTAATCCAAAGTATAAGCGAACCCTTTCATGTGATTTGGTAATTACGTTATTTGACTCAAATAACAATGCTATTGCTAAGATTGGAATTGAATATGATGGGCACTCAGAACATATCAATTCATACGGAATACTTAATGACAAGAGAAAAGATTTAAGTGTATTAAAACAGACAGGGATGATGAGGCTCAGAATTCAACCCGAAATGTTTCAGAATGATGAAGAAAAGAAAGATGTATATAGAGCAGTTAAAAAATATTTCGAACAGTATATTAAATTAATTCCCAGAAAAAAACGAGGCACTAAATACATTCGTACCTATATAGAATGTCCTCTCTGCAAAGGTGTGCAAATATTGGGAGCGAATTCTTGTCCTGTATGCTTAGGTGATGGTTCAGTTAAAAGGAATGTATATTTAGGACTTGATATTGAAATGTTTGACACTTTTGATTGCCCTGACTGTTCAAAACGAACTATCAAAAATTGTCTAAAATGTCGAGGTACAGGTTTTCTTAATCGAGATGAGGCGATAAAAATAAGAATGCAAGAATTGAAAATCAATTAAATGCATGGCATTAAATTATGCGAGGTAAATACATAGAAAGGTTAGCAGCACTCACCCACTATAGGATTTACGAAATGATAAGAATGGAATTTAACACCTACGATGATGGTACATACTATTTCCTTTATGTTACAGAGGAAGTACGTATTGAAACTAATGGTGCTAATGGTTTGCAGATGGAAACCCACGATTCGAGGATAAGGGATTTAGGTGATCCGTTCCAGTACTTAACCATTAAACAGCGAAAGGATGAGTACTTTAATGAAGCCATTATAAATCCGTATATTGAAGTTGTGATAAAAGCTGTTGAAGTACTATGTAAATTATTGGATAACTAAATTTAGGGAGATATATGAAAAAAGTTTTAAAGTACAGGGCGTTGAAGTATCAACTCATATCGATATGAGTTAAATCAATGAAGTGATTGATACGAAGCCAGACATTAAGCAATATATTGAAAGTGTTTAAAGTCACATTGCAGAACTGTATGAAGCTATTTTTTTCTTTTGATGTAAATGAAGATTGGAATGAATTTGTTAAACATCAAATCATAATTGATGAGGAACGAAATATACGTACAAGAACATAAGAAAGCCCCCAAGGGCTTTCTTATGTTTATTTGTGAGAAATGAAATCTTTGATTGGTCTATTTTCATCAAAGACTTTACTAATCGCATCAGTTAATTTTTTATTAGTACTGATTGCATCTGTTTGTATTTTAAATGTCTCCTCTCTATATATCTCTCTCGCTTTATCATCAGCAAAACAATGAATTACAATTTCATCTTCAGCAATGAAAACTCTCGAATATAAGGCGTTATATTCTTGTGCTGTATTTTTAAGTACTGTAATAATAGATTCAGTATATTCCGTTATTTTATAATCAGTACGTTCAATAGATTTTAATTGATTGATTATAGAATATGCAGCACGGTGAAACTCATCAATGTTACTTTCTACACCCTCTAACATATCACCAACAAGTTTTGATTTCTCTTTTTTTCCAATTACAACATCTTTACATTTATTTGCGAGAGATACAATTCTTGTTTTGAGATGTAAGCTTGATGAGCGAACATTGGACAAGTCTTTGAAAACAGCATTTTCAATAATACTATATGCGATATCATAATGCTTTTGAGCCATCCATTCGGGAGCTTTTTTGAGGGCTTTATACGCTATCCAAAATGTTGCTACTGTACCAATAGCACTTATTATACCTGCAAAAGCACTTAGCCAATCTGTGACAGAACCCCATTCAAAACCGTTTATATTTGAGAATAAAAATTTTATCAGTACTAAATTTGTTAAAAATAATAGAATCGCAACAATCGATAGAAGGGTAATGTTTGTTTTTCTGTAAAACATCGATAATTAATCCATTTGATATGACAATGACAAGTACTTTACCAGTTATAAAACAATCAGTACACTCTACATGTTCACGCTACACCTACAAAGGGGTTTGGTTTGTTGTGGTGTAGGTGTGGCGTGAACCATGAGAATGGCCAGAGTGTTCAGAAAAGAAGCCCCTATCGAGGAGTTTATTTTTCAAGCCTACTCAATATATTATTTTGATTTTTTTACCTATATCAATCTGAAAATCAACGGCTTTATCAGCAAATAGTTTGCCTAATCGGTGGGTCTTCGGATTCCATCCTGGGAAAGGTTCATCTAACATTATGATAATCTGTTTTGCTACAGGTATCTCCATACAAGTTAGGATGTAAGATATGAAATTTTGTATACTCTCGTACCGTTTCAAAAGAGTTTCAAATTCAATTCCAGTTTGTGATGCAACATAGGAATCAAATGCAAGACTTGTGAATTTTGCGAAAAGCGGTACTTTACCTTCAAAGTACACAGTATCAAAGTGATTGGTATTAGGATTAACATTTCCATGAAGCATTTCATTTCTAATGTTCATAACTGATTGGAATTCTTTACAAGAGTCATTGTTATTATAATCAACAGCACAATTGAAGCCATTACACATTAAATGTAGATTTTTAACACGTTCATTAATAGGGCTTCGTATATATTTTTCATATTTCTCTCTATCTTCATTTGCTTTTGTTTTAGCTAATGTGAAAATTATAAAGTTAATAAAAGCCTCAGCATATATAGGTAATGTGAGCGATATGTTTATACCTAAAGTATTAGCTTTGGAAAACTTAGCCCCTACTAACTCCATTTCTTTTTTTATTCTATTGTTAAGTTTTTTGAAGTCAGGATATTTAATATCTGAAATTTTTAATTCTTCTAATTCCTTGAAGTTAGAATCAATTGCTGTCTTAATTCTTTTAAATGGATTGATGAATAAATGCCAAGTTTCTATTTGGCTTCGATATTGTGATATTTGCTTTCCATAATTCCTTAAATCATTTTTCAGATCATTTATGAACTGATCTTTGGCAAACTTTTGATCTTGGAAATCTATAGATTTGTGAATCTCTATACGATATGTCATGCACATAATATGAATGCGATAACCTTCATAATCAAGCATATAATCCCAATGAATTAGGTTATCTGAATCATCAGCTCTAAAAAGGTTATGTAATCCGTTAGGTTTACCAAATCGAACCTGAAAGTAACAGTATAAATCAATTGGTTTGATGTTGTTAATATCAACCCATAAGCTAAAGTCACGATCAGTTTTTATCAAACTTGATTTTTGTTGGGCTTCAAGCACAACCAATCTTTGGTCAATATATTCTAATTTTTGAATGTCAATCTTAGTTTTCTTCATGAGATCTTCTCGTTATATTTAATTGAAGTTATAAGATAATATTTCGCCAGTTTCGCCATTAAATTTGCAGGAATACTGGACATTCTTATATGCACCAAATCCATTCTGTGCTTGAGCTTGGTCACCATACATTTCAATCACTTTTGAATCTTTACTAACCCATGCGTAAGTTACAAAAGCAGGGTTGGTAATCGAATCCTTCCATTTAAAGTCATACTTAGCTAATTTCTCGATAGCTCGCTGGCATTCATAAACAGGATTGTGGTGATTTTTTGCATAGCCAATCGGATTCTTATCTTCTACTGCTTTACGTGCTTCCTGTTGAGCATCTTCTTTTGCTTGACCTTCCTGCCCCCAAATACCAAAAATTGCGACTGAGGAAACAAAGAAAACAGGTATAGCAAGTAATAAGCCTACAAAAATGATACTACCTTTCTCCCAATTCTTTTTTGTACCCTTATGCTTAACCCATTGATAGGCAGCAATAGCTATTGCTGCGGCTATAAACAGACTTGCTTGTAGATTCATATTCATTCCTTGCCATAAAAAGAGCTATGAAATTGTCATTATGTAATCAGCGGCTATCATTTACTTGGTGTTCTTTTCAAGCATTTCAATGATTAGCTTTTTAGTTTCGATAGAGCACAAAGCCACGTAGCTTTCTTCATCATTAGAGTTAATCTTTTCGATACGTGTACTTAATTCTTTAATGAATGAGTCGCTTCTAATTAACTCAACAACTGAGTTAGCAAACTCTTCTTTTTTCTTTTGAGAGTAAAGAGAAGGCATGAGATTACTCACAGCAACTGATGTAGTCTGCCATTTTTCTGGACTAACTGCTTCTTCAGTAGCTTCCCTTAAATCTTCTTCTTTTTTCTTTTTGAAGAAACGTTTAAAGCCAAGTGTAAGAGTTAGAATAACAGCATTTATAATTTGCTCTTGAACAGACTTTGGTAACTTAGTGAACAACTCAAAGAACTTTAAGATCGCAGCCAGCATAAAACTAACCTCGTATGTGTGTAGATCGAAAAGATTATCATAAAGTACTTAAATGTTTCAATCACAAAAATAGTAAATAAACAAAATAGGTTCTCCCCGAATTTTTAAAGCATCGAGTAGTTTCGCCGCACCCTTTTTAAAAAATATATAAGGTTTTGAACCTAATTCATTCAATGAGGTTTTATGACATACCTACAACTATCACATATATACGGTTATGATCCGGCAACTGTTAGCCGTGATTGGAAAGCCAGAGGCTTAGATATAAGCCAAACAGACGAAGAAATATATCAATGGGTACAGGACAACGTACTAACACCATTGAGAGGACAAACAGATCTAAAAGAAGAAACCCAACGTGAACAATTACGTTTAGCAAAAGCGAAAGCAGACATTGAAGAAATGAATGCTGATCAGCTAAGACGCAATCTAATCGAAGTTGATTATGTAACAGAATCACTATCAAGCTACTTACTTCAACTAAAGAACATGTTGCGTAGAATTCCTAACACAACATACGTTGAACTATTCAGTAGTGAAGATGCTAACCAATTGAGGGAAACACTCAAAGATAAAATAGATGAAGTACTACGTGATATTGGAAATTACGAGTACGAGGAAGAAATAGAAGAATATGAAAATGGAATTTCAGAATCAGAAGAAATTATTGAAGATATTGAATCAGGCAGTGAAGAACATCCTACCGCCTCAGAAGATAAAACCGAGTGATTGGGTAGAGAAGAACTTAAAGTTTTGTGATGGTGAGTTACAAGGTTCACCAATGCGTTTATACGAATTCCAGAAAGAACCACTTAATGCAATTATTGAACCTGGAGTACGTAAGGTTGTGCTAATGAGTTCAGCACAGCTTTTAAAAACAACAATAGTTACTGGTGCTTCATTGTACTTTCTACAGCACGATCCATCAAATATGGTTATTGCTGGTACAACAGCAAACACAGTTAAGAAGTACAAGAATGGTAAGTACGATCCAACAATTCAACTAACACCATCACTTGCTAAATTAATAACGAGTAAATCAGATAAAACAAAAACAAATGATGCCACTACCCAGGAAACAACAGTTGGTACATTCAATTACTTTGTATCTCTTAACTCACCATCTACACTACGTGGCCTAACTGCTAAACGTGTCTTTTGTGACGAGATCTCAGGCGTAGAAACTGATGGTGATGAGGGTAATCCAATCGCCCTCGTATCCCAACGCTGTGAATCATTCCGCGATTCACTAATCATGATGTGTTCCACACCGTTAGTACCGGATGATCCCATATGCCAGGAATTTGCTATGAGCGATCAGCGTTACTTTCATGTGCCTTGCCCTAAGTGCGGTGATGAACAACGCCTGATATGGGAAAACGTTAAATTCAAATGGAAGGTGATCGACGGTGGCCGCCGTTCTATCCCTGATGCCGATACAGCCTATCTTGAATGCCCGCACTGTAAGCACCAGTATAGTGAAGCAGAACGAGTAAGAGCGGTATCACAAGGACGATGGATCGCAACACATCCAGAGATTAAGGATGTAAGGGGCTACCACATATCACGTTTGTACTCTCCGGTTTCGTCGATCCGCAAGCTGGTACAGGACTTTGCCGAAGCATTTAAGAACTTTGACCAAATGCGATTCGTCAATAACGCATTGGGTGAACCGTACATTGATAAAGAAAACGTTGAGCATGATTTAGCACTACTGGAACAGCTACGTGATTTTGATATTGATATTAATAACATTCCTAATGATTGTGTTGGTGTGGGATATGCCGTAGACCAACAATTAGATCGCCTTGAATGTACTTTAGTTGGTATATCAGAGAAGAATTATTATGTACTCGATCATCGTAGCTTTTTTGCAGTGGATTGTAATAAATATGATTCACCAGCTTATACAGAACTACAAAATTTCATAAATAATACTAAGTTAAAAACCAAGAATGGCACACCACTACGAGTACTTCAAGTATGGGTAGATAGTTCTAACGGTGCGGCAACCAATACGATTTACCGTTTCTGTAATAAAAAAGGGAATGAGATATACAAACCTATCAAGGGTGATGGACGTACAACCATTCCACTATATAAAGAAAGTACATCCGGTGGTTATAAGTTCATGCTATTGAACGTTAACGAAGGTAAGAACCGTATCCGTAAGTTACTAAACGCAGCAATGAACGAAGAAGAACATGAAGGTAAGAAAATCCACTTTAGTTATAGTCTACCTGATGATGCGTTTCTTCAATATACCAGTGAAAAGCGTGTAATGAAAGGTGGTCAATTAGTATGGGTGAAACGCAGCGGTTCTAAAGATGATAGAAACGAAATGTTAGATACATTGAATTACTGCCTAATCAGTTTTGAATACATGCTAAACAAACTTGGTACAGACGCGTACAAGAAACTTAGAAAATATAATACTAACGTGGCAAAAGCTAAATACAGTGAAGAAACACAAATCAGTGAATCACCATCAGAACATGTTCCAGTACGTAAACAGCGTAAAAGGCGTATGGGTATTGGTAGAAACTGGTTTAATGAATAAGGAATAAACATGGCAACACGCAGCGTTGATTTCACCTCAGATATCATCAAAGGTGAAAGCATTGTGTTTACTTTTGCCGCAGATTCTACAGTAGATATTGTTGGTGTGGATGGTATAAAGCAATCATACAGCTATCCATACACAACAATAGATACTTCAACATGGAAACCAGGTGCATATACAGCAATTATTAATGATACAACATTTGCTGTACGTACTTTCCAGATAGTAGATCCAACTGCGACAGCTAATAAATACAATCAATACCTATCAATTATTGATGAAATAAATATTGTCATAGAATCCAAAGTACAAGGCGGTGGTGTTATCTCACAGAGCATCAACAATAAAAGCCTAACAACTGAATCTATGGACTCATTACTAAGACTACGTACCCATTATATGAAACTTGCTAATCAAGAATTAGCACGTATGAGAGGGCTTTCCTCTGGTAATCCAATTAAATCTATAACTACTTTTAACAGGGGTAAATAATGTTCTGGAAAAAGAAACGAATTGATGAACCTGTACAAGAACCACAACAACCAAAACAATTTGAACGTAAGCAGCTAACCGATAACGCACTAAAACGTGAACTAAAAGAAATCCGTACTAACTCACAATCACCGATTATAAGTTTTGGATTCTCAGCAGGTAATACGGCAGGTAATATTAATAGTATTATCAATATGACGTTGCCAACATTAGTAGCTAAATCACGTGAACTAAGTCTAAACAACGGTATAGCAAGAAAGTACTTTCAAGTGAACTCTGATGGCGTAACAGGGGCATCCGGTTTATATATTCGTCCTGATGTAAATCTTCATGATGATAATGAAGAAAACTTAGCTATCAATGAAGAACTTGAACACTTGTTCTATAAGTACGCAGATAATCCAGAAGCATTTAGTATGAATGGAAAAATGGATTTAGCAGCTTTCCAGCGTTTAGTAGAACGTACACGTAGTATTGACGGTGAAGCGTTTATTATTGTTCATGATATTAACGGTACTGTTAAGTTTGAACTCATTGATACTATGCGAGTACCTGTAATTGGTAATCGTATTTTTGATGATGGTACTTATGTATCTAACGGCATCCATTTTGATCAATTTGGAAAGGCTATTGAGTACTATGTAACTAAGGTTAATCCAACTTCATATACATATGAGATTGGTAACTATGACATTATCCCAGCATCAAGAATGCTTCACCTGATGATTGAAGATTATCCAAATCAACAGCGTGGTATTCCAGATATTGTAGCTGGTACTACATTACTAAAAGACCTTGAAGCATTCATTAAAGCAGCAATCATATCTAAAAAACTTTCAGCCTCAGCAATGGCATTCATTACTAACTCAGCAAGTAATGATGAAGATGTTGATTTTATGAAAGGATATGAACCTGATTACTATGAAAATGACAGTCTACAAAGTGGTGCTTTAGTCGAACTTCAACCAGGTCAGAACGTAACGAGCGTAAACCCAAATGGGGCAACAGATGGTATTACCGAATTCGTTAATGCTCAGATGCAACAGATCGCTATGTCTCTTGGTATTACTGAACAATCGCTAAGTGGTAGTACTGCAAATGCGTCGTTCTCAGCAGCGAAGTTAACAGATCGCCTACAACGTCAAACATTTAAAACACGTACAAATGCCTTAACCACATTCGTACTAAAACCAATTTATTCACGTTGGCTAAAAGCTGAAATGCTACGTAATAAAGCATTAGACCTTAATTTTAGTGATTTCGATAAATTAGTAAACGCTAAATACGTTAGTGAATTCGTTGAATCACTTGATCCTCTTAAAGATGTACAAACACAGGTATTAATGATCGATAACAAGATCAAAAGCCGTTCTATGGTTGTTTCTGAATTTGGCTATGACCCATATCAAGTACTGAAAGAAATTGAACTGGAGGAAGCACAAACAATAAATACTACAAAGGAAGTTATTCAGGATGAAGAAACCACTAACGAGGGAACTAAACCTACAGAAGATAAATAAAGCTATTGATGTAGAGAATCGAACAATTGAAATTGCCTTTGCCAGTGAAACACCTGTTAAACGTGATTTTGGTGAAGGGCTTGGTGTACTAAATGAAATTCTTAGATGTACTCCAGATGCCGTAAATCTATCTCGCCTACTAAATGGTGCTCCATTACTAATAGAACATGATTTCACACGTCAAGTGGGAGTTGTATTAGATGCGAGAGTAGACAGTGATCATGTATGCCGTGCGACGGTAAAACTATCTTCAATTCAAGCAGCAGAAACTATTTTTACAATGATTCAGGAAGGTATCCGTACAAAGATTTCAGTAGGGTACAACATTGAATCATACCATATCGAAGGTGAAAACCTAATTGTAGATCTTTGGTCGCCATATGAAGTAAGTAGCGTATCTGTACCCGCAGATGATTTTGTTGGTGTTTCACGTTCACTAAATACAAATGAAATTCAACTTAGTGAAGGTGAACAAATGGAACTTGAAAACCAACAAGAAGAACTACGAGTTAATGACGTAGAAGAAACAGAAGTAGAAGTATTAGAAACTCCAGAAGAAGTACAAGAACCTGTAGAAGAAACAGAAGTATTAGAAACCGAAGAAGTAGTACAAGAACCTATTGATGAAGCTGAAACAGAAGAAGTACAGGAAAGTACTGATGCTGTTGAAGTAGAAGCACAAGAACGTGCCGCACTAAATAAAGGTGAATCTGACGAATATCGAATTCGTGAGTTAACCGCTATTGCTGAACTCTACAACGTAGATAGTTCGGAAGCAATTAAATCAGGTGTATCAGTTGAACAGTTTAAACAGGAAGTTCAAACCAGATCCCTAAATAAAGAAACAAATCTAATTAACAAGGATGTTAATCTTATGAAAAAAAATGTAATTGGTGAACTAATCCGTAGTATCAACGAAGATAACTTTGATTCTGTAAAAGTTGAACTTGAAAAAGGTCAACGCGGTTTCAAAATGGATTTTTCACGTGCTCTTGGTGTTAATACCGATACTCAAACAGCAGCAGGTACAGTTAAAACTGTTTATGCGGATTCTTATCTCACCGCTCTATTGGCTCAATCCATTCTTGGTAGCCTAAATCCAACTATCTATAGTGGCCTTGCTTATCGTGGTGTACTTTCTATTCCTCGTCTAACTGGTCTAACTCCAGCGGCTCCGGGTAACTTTAAGTTCTACGAAGAAGGTGATGCGGTAACAGAATCTATCTCTAACTTTGATTCAATCAAGCTATCTCCAAAAATGTTCGCGGGTTCAGTACCAGTAACTAAGCAACTAATGCTAAGTTCTGATACCGCAGCTACTTTTGTTCAAGATGCCCTAATCCGCTATGCGGCTAATGGTCTTGAAGCTCAGATCTTCTCTACCCTACAGGCAACTATTCCAGAAGTGGAAACCGCAGCAGTAGGTACTATGACCGTAGCAGACGTACAAGAAGCTATTAAAGCACTTGGTGTTGCTAACGTTGATGTACGTTCTTGTGTCGCAGTAATGCACCCAAGTACATTGGCTAAACTACGTCAAACCGCAGTAATGGGTAACACCGCAGCCGTATCTATGGTTGAAGGTCATCGTTTTGATATGTGGCTAAACGATGAAGTACGTGTAATTGAATCTACCTTTGTTGAAGCTGATTCTGTAATCATCGGTGATTTCCGTAACCTAATCATTGCTAACTGGTCAGACGGTCAAGAAATTGATGTAGACACTACTACTCACCGTGCCGCACAAATTACTGTATTCCGTTCATTCCAGTACTTAGCAACTGCTATTGCTCATGATGAAGCGTTTGTAAATCTAAAAATCAAATCCGCTTAATGGTGAAATAAATGAGAGCATTTTTTAGTAACTCACAATCAGAGTCACTACTTAATGTTTTTGGTGAAAAGCTCGTCATTGTTCAAGATGGTGTATCAATAACGATTACCGCAATTTTTGAACAAGATGAGCTTTTTTTCGATGATAGTAAAACTACCGTAACATATTTTAGTGCTAAGTCAGGAATTAAACTAAATAGCACCTTCACGATTGATAACACCGAATACGTAGTAAATAGAATAGATGATGATACGAGCGGTATCTCTAACTATCACTATGTTCGCAAGATCGATTTAGAAGAGGAAATATAATATGTTCACGGCAGACTATACAATAAGAAAGTATTTGATTAATAAATTAGCAGTTATTGTTAATTTACAATATCCATCAAAAGCATCAGTAGATAATACTGCAATGGTTTACATTGGTGATTCTTCTGTACAACGTACACAGATAGCTAAAGCAAATCAAATTGTAAACAATCAAATCGTACCTTCAACTATTAGAAATTTATATGAATTTCGAGTTGAGTTTGTAGCTGTCGGACAATCATTTAAAAGTGCTTCAGATGAAATAGAAAAAATTCTTGAAGCACTTTATACATCTGGTTTCTTTGATGAACTAAACCAGCAACTTCCAATGCCATTATTCAATATCCGTATTGAAGATAGCCTAATGACTACTCAAGCCGAAGCAACGGAAACCGCTTATGTACACACGCAAACTCTATCTTTTAGCTATGGGGAATAATTATGGCTCAAACATTTTTAGGGAATCAAACTACAGTATGGATTAATACCGATACAACCAACGTTGATCCAAATGCCCGTACTTTTGTTCAAGTAGAAAACCTTTCAGCATTTCCAAGTTTTAGTGAATCAACTTCTGTTTCAACTGTAGAAACATATGATAGTACTTACACCTCTAAAGTAGCGGGTGATAGCTCATATGGTGATATGACTATTTCAGTTAACTATATTCCAGGTGAAAACGCCGTACTTGATTCTGTTGTTGATTCTCAGCAATTAGTACAGGTCAAGGTAGAAATGCTTGATGAAGGTTCAAACGATACTACCGTAAACTATGTGCTTTACAACGGTTACTTATCAAGCGTTTCCGATACGTCGGATATGGATCAGGTTGTTACCCGCTCTTACGTATTCACACCAGAAAGCCAGGTATCAGCAGGTATTCTTGATGAATCAGTAGTTGAACTCTATCGCGGTGATTGGGGTGTTGGTTCGAACGGTAACGAGTTTCCAAGCTATCAAGGCCGTGACGGTAACTCATTCGTTAAGATCGCAGCAGCCAACGCACCAACAGGTGTTGATATGTTGGGTATCACTAACCTTGATGGTTCTAACGGTACTCAATTGGTAATGAGCAAAACCGGTACGCCAGTACTCAACTTTCGTAACTTCTCAACAGCAAGTAACGGGGCATGGTACAAGGTCTACACCAGTGTCGATAAACCAACGTTAACAGAACTTGGTGCGGCAGCCGCTACCGATCTCAGTAACTACGTACCAATCACACGTACTGTCAATGGTAAAGCACTTACAGCTAACATTACTTTGGTAGCAGCAGATATTAGTGATGTTTACTCTAAGACCTACATTGATTCAAACGTAGTACCGAAAGTGTTTCAATTAAACGGACACGCATTGTCAGGAACGGCGTTGAACTTAGTAGCGGCAGATATACTTGATGTGTATTCACAGACACAGGTTAATAATACCTTTGTAGCTAAAACGGTTACTGTTAACGGTTTGCCTTTGAATAGCAATATCACACTAACGGCAGCACAACTTACTGATATGGCATCATTAGCATATAGTAATAGTACTTATGTGCCTAAGACGTTCTTAATCAATAACAAGCCATTATCTGGTACTAACATTCAATTGGTAGCAGCAGATATTAGTGATGTATATTCCCGTACTGAAAGCAACGGATTGTTCGCGTTACGTATCACTACAATTAACGGTTATGCTTTAAACAGTAACGTAACCTTGAACTATAACGATGTTGGAACGTATTCAAAAGCACAAATTGATGCCAAAGATGCCGCACTACAAGCGAACATTGATACCAAAGTAACTATTACTCAAGACCTTCTAACAATAAATAACGTAGAAGATACATTAGAACTTGATATGTCTGATGGTAAACGTGTTTTCAAAGCAACTCTAACAGCACCAGTAACACAACTCAGTGTTATAAATGCGAGTGGGAGTAACTTAAACAGCCAAACTATCACGATGTTATTAACACAAGGAACAGGGGCAAATAAAATTTCATGGCCTTCTAATGTTAAATGGTCTTATGGGCGTGAACCAGTATTAACCTTTACGAAAGATTCAATTGATGTAATTCAATTCTTGTCAATAGATGGAGGAAGCACCTGGTACGGCTCCTTACTAATGGCGGATCTACAAGAATGATAAGAAAGCAAAATATCAGCAATGCCCAACAGATGATTGAAGGGCATTGGAAATTTTTAGAACGTAATACGGGTTTAGTTAATGATAATAAAACAGATCACTATGTACTAAACCCACAAAACGTTATATGTAACAACAGGCATTTTATAGCGGAAACGGGATGGGAAGCACAACCGGACGGTGACGCAACCACAGAAGGACAATCCTTAGCAATTCTTGGTGCTATCTATGCGTATCAGGCAACCAAAGAACCGTACTACCTACAACGTGCTAAAGACTTTTTCAACGCCTATCACATGGCGTTCTTCCGTGGTGTAGCGTTTCCCGATCCACCTGATGGTTCTTTGCGTTGTAACTGGATCTGTAACGGCAAGGCTCCAGTACTGGCACATTACCCATTAGATCCAGAGTATCCAACTCACGGCGGGTTCAAGGGCGTATTGTTCACATGGACGAACGGACAAACACAGATACCTCATGGTTCACCTAACTACGGTGAATACCTCGATGCTGTATGGTTTGCCTTTCCCGAAAGAGCGGGGCTTGGTTGGAATCAGGTAAACGCAACAGCCTACGCATGGTTAGCTAATGAAGATTCCATAGATTGGGATACTAAAGCACCTACGTATGAAGTTGATTGGATTGTTGACCGCACAGGCCGCAAGGTAGATAGCAATGGTGATGTACTGGCAGAAGGACTAACAAGCCAGATCGGTACAGTCCAGCTCAAGGACACGTCTATAAACGGTAATTACCGATTCAACTACGCCACAAAGAACCCTGTATCAGAGGGTGGTTATCTGATGGGTCGTAATGAGCGTTGGCACAACAGGCCAGTAAACGTACCCATTGATAACTACGGTTCACTTGATTTCGCTGATAACGCATCAGATGCTGAATTGTGGTTCTGTCAGGCGGCAAAGCTACTATGGGATATCACATGCGAGCGTATCTATTACTTAGCATGGCAGAACTCACTACTTACATGTATTGGATATTCCGATATTGATAAATTTGATATGTTCTTTCGTAAAAGTACTCTTGCTATAACGCCGTTTACTGATGGTATTTCATATGATTATTTCTATCCGAGTAATCAAGTAGCATCATATTCACGTGATTCAGATGGCTATATAGTCATTAATCAAAGTGCCTCAGCACAAACAACACTTGAACAACAATCTATATGGTTCAAATTTAATAATAGTTCAACTTTCCATGTTGAATATAGTGGTGTTGATACTACTGGCAAACCATTAAGCCTTGCTGTAGCAATGACAGTGAATAAAACTAAAACAGAAGATGGTGCTATAAGATACCGTTGCGGTTTACCCATTACCAATACTGACAACAGTATTATATCTATGGATATACCGATGAATCATTTTACACGTATTGCTAAACCAGACGGTGGACAGTACTTAACAGCAGATATGCGTATGATTTCTGATTATGGGGATAACACAGTAACTACCTTACAATATGTATCTGGTATCGCTGGAACGTACTATGACAACGTGATTTCAACTACTATGGATTCTGACGGTAGTTCTACAGTTGGTTTCTGGATCTTTGATGATGAAACACAGGATTTAAACAGCTTCACATACAGAACATATGCTGATGATTTTAATATCCGTATCGTTGATGATCTTGGTTGGCGTTGGTGGGCTATGCTACCAGCAAGCAACGGGGCATGGGTAACACAAACGTTTAATGTACTTGATTTCAAGTTGAGTTCTTATCAACCGGATCATGAAGAAGGTGATGAACAGCCAGGACAACCAACACTAACAGGATGTACAGAGTTTACACTATTACTTGATACCGATCCGGTTGATGGTGTCTCAGGGCGTATTGATTGGTATTGTGTTAACGATTTACCAGCACTTTATAACGATGGTGGTACAGGTGATTATTCAGTATTAGTAAGTTTAACATTCAATGATAGTACTGGTAATGGATATACAGCACGTTTAGGTGATTGTGTAATTCGTAATTACATGCTTGATAGCCTTTCATATACACCAGGACTAATACCATTCAGTAACATCACAGATCCATATGCTCAATTGTATTCCGGTTGGCGTGGATTACCATATCCTGGATATCAATTGCCTGCTATATGGTGTTTCAAAGGTACTACAATTGATCAAACCAGACTAAATAATAGTATTAAGTTCTTATGTGATGCTCAAGATTGGTTTACTAATAAATTCCATCCTACTTTACCTGGTCCGTGTGCTCAGGCTTATGTATGGAACCGTCAGGACGCTTTAGCATATGCCCCTGATGGTAAACCGGATCAATTCATTATGCAGCACTGGTATGAAGAAGCATGGTCAGGTTATGAACCTCGTGCGTTCTTTGCAGGTTGTGATGTAGTTCATGAGCTATATCAACGTGGTGATTATGCTATACCACAGAACATTATCACTTACAGTAAGAACTGGATGAATTACTTAAAGTGGTTTATGAAAAATAATGATGGCCACGCACCAACACGATTTAAAGATGATGGTGAAGTAATTTATGATGGGTTTACAGGCCATATGTCCGGTTTGTGGCTTGCTGGTGCTTCAATGATGGCAATAGCAGGTTATCCAGATCACGAATTACTTGATTTACTATTCGCGGAAATTCAACAGAACTATAACGTAGTTTCAGCTAATCACGTAATGAATGGTGGCTGGTCATCAGCTATCAGAAGTGGAACACCTACTACACCACAGAACAACTCTATGTTCTTTGGATTCTATACAGGTGAACTACTAAGAGGTTTAGCACTTTACATGAAGTACTACAACCAACATATATAAATAAACAGAAGGGGTATCAAGGACTGATGCCCAAAATATATAAAGGAATATTAAATATGGCTTTTAATTCTATTTTTGTAGGCAATAATGTAAAAGTTGAAATCGCTAATGCTCCAGCGGGTGGCGGTCAGGCAACTACCTTTACTGTTGTTGAAGAAGTTGGTGCTTTCCCATCAGCGGCAGGTGCGGAATCGAACGTTGTTAGTGTGAACACTTTCGGTCAACAGTACGCTAAGAAATTGCTTGGTTCTCGTTCAGTACCGGATCTAACTCTAACTGTTAACTGGAAACCAGGTGCGACAGGGCAAGAAATGCTTGCGGCAGCCGCAGCAGCACAAACACTAATCCAGGTTAAAGTAACTTATTATCAAAATATTGATGATCAAGATGGTGCGGCTTATTACAGCATCGTGAATGGTTACGTAAGCTCGGACGTTGTGAACGGGGATTTTGACGGCGTGGTTACTCGTGATTTCGTAGTTTCCGTTACTGGTGCTCCAATTGCGGTTGGTGAAGTAACTGGTTCTTAATATCGTTAAGTACTAAATACTACAAACCAACTAACAAGGATAAAGCGAAATGGATTTTACTAATCTTATGAATGCTATTGGTGTGAAGTTAACACCAGTAGTACTAACACCAGAATGTACTGTATACATCAAACTACCAACTATAACCCAACACGCAGAAGTTTCAGATCCATATAAAGCGATCTTCTATTGTGTGGTTGATGAAAGTGGTAAACAGATTTTTGATTCACCTGAACAAGTTGAACAGAATGTTGATTTAACAGTACAACTAAAACTAAATGCCGAGATCGGTAATGTGTTTGCCAAATCCTTTAATGTTGAGGATGTAGAGGCAAAGTAAGACGCGATCCGATTCTCAGACTATCACTATCTTTATTGTATAACAGCGGGTGTAGTGTGGATGATCTCTACACTATGCCCGTTTTGCTTTTCTTCTACCTATTAGTTTTCAAAGAATCGGTTGATCCTGATTCATCACAAATTGAACAAATCAGGCATACAGAACTACTACAGGCAATATGGTTAAGTACTGGCAATATCAAGAAGGAAGATATACCGAAATTTAGTATCTATGAACTCGATTCATTGAACATTATTTCAAATAAAACCTTAGCTGAACAACAAGCAGAGAGGGAGAAGAAGATCGCAGAACAACAAAAAGCAAACATGCTTAATTGGATGGGAGTAAAGCCTAATGGCAAACAATAATAAACAATCAATGATATTTGAAATCACAGGTGATGAATCTGGATTACAAAAATCATTAAAAAACGCAGCAAATGATATAGGTGATTTTGGGGATCGTGCTGGCGGTGTATTCGGTAGTTTCAATACCGGACTGTCAACCACGGCTAAAGCTATGTCTGGTTTCGCTGGTGCGGTAGGGGTGGCAGGTATCGCCATTGCCGCCACATTAGCCAACGTTCAAGCTCAATCAGAAAAGGCGTTTGAAGTCTTTCAGGCAGCATCACTATCACAAACTGGCATAGTACAGATCCAACAGGCGGCTAATATGTTTGCGGGTGTTGGTCTGACTATGGATCAAGTAGCCGATCAGATGAAAGATGCTAAGGATAAGTTAGGCGATGCTATCACGAATAACGCTGGATCTATGCTAACCGATGTAATTCAACCGTTGAAGTTAAATATGTTTGAGTTACAGAAAGCAGCAGAAAACGGTGAAGATATTATTGCTAAGATTTACTATCAAGCTAAACAAATGGGCTTTAGTCAGGCTCAGATTGTACAAATGATGGAAACCGTAGCTAACGATGCTACTAAACGCATGACTGTATATAGAGAATTCAGTACTGAACAAGAGTACCAAAATAGCCTTGCTAATGAAACTATACAGTTAACAGCAGAGCAATCACGACAATTTGAAGAATATAGAACGGCAACTAATAATCTATCAAGGGCGTGGGATGCGTGGCGAAACTCAACACTTGCCCCTGTTGCTAAAAGCCTTGCTGATATTCTTGATCTAATGACTAAGATACTTAACAGTAAGCCAGTGGCAGCCGCCGCAGCCGCTACGAGTAAGCAGGGTATACAGGCAGTACAGGAATACCAAAAACAGTACCAACAGCAGATACAGAAAAACTCTTCTATCTATGGTGCTCAGATGGTAGAAGACCAGCAGAAGCAACAAGAAGCCAATAACAAAACCTTTGAGAATCTTTTAGCTAATCTTGATGCCGCACATAATCTTTTAGCCAAACAACAAGAGCAATATAACAAAGGTTCAGATAGAAGTGTTATTGATACAGCGTTGAAACCTTATCTTTCAGCTAAGCAGAAGACACAAGCACAGATTGATACACTTGATGCTACTCACAAACAACTACGAGCAACTATTAAAGATTCTTTAGTACGTGCTTATAAGGGTGATGAAGCGGCAATGAATGCCGATTTAGCTAAACTTGATGAAGGTTATAAAGCTAACCGTGAGAAGTTAGTAAAAAGCCTAACAGCCGATGAAGATAAAGCACGTGAAGATAAAGCTAAGAAAGACGAAGCAGCAGCCAAGAAAGCACAAGCCGCACAAGATAAACTTAATGAACAAACTAAAAGAGCAAAAGCACTATTAGAACAAACCCTATCACAGATCGGTACTAACGAAGCTCAGATACGTATTACTCGTTTTAACTATGAACAAGATGAAATTGAAAAACGTATCAGTACAGCAGGTAAATTAGCTGGTAAGAGTGAAACTGAAATTACAGCAATGTTAGATCAGCAATATAAAAGCCGTGCGACTAAGTACAAAACTATGGTTGATGAAATGCTTGCTGAAACAGACCGTTTAAAACAAGCACAAAACATTGCCGCAATTGCCAGTGATCCGAATGCCACACCAGAGGCTAAAGCCAAAGCAGCAGCAGCGGGTAAGACGTGGACAGATGACACAGCAGGTCAGGGATTAGGGTATACAAACCCATTAGACTTCTCACCAGATCCAACGAAAGTACAGCAAGTAAACACTGAACAGCAAGAGAACCAGGATGGGGCTAAAGCTCTATACGATGCCAAAGTAATTGGGTTCCAGGAGTACCAGGATCAGCTAACAGCGATTCAGGCCAACGCCGATATGAAACGTGGTCGATTAACCGCAGACGCACTAACCAGTACTTTAGGTATGTGGCAAGCGGGAGCAGGTGATGTAGGAACTATCATGGCTGGGGTTTTCGGTGAGTCATCAGCAGCGGCAAAGGCAGCTTTTGCCGTAAGTAAAGGTATTGCCATTGCTCAGGCAGTGATCAACATCCAGCAGGGCATATCCGAAGCTATCAAACTTGGGTGGCCTATGGGGATCGCAGCAGGTCTACAGGTAGCAGCTCAAGGTGCGTCAATTGTCCGTACTATCAAAGGTACAGCTATCCAAGGGCAAGCCCATGATGGTTGGGATTCACTACCAAGTACTGGTACATACAATCTTGAAAAAGGTGAACGTGTAGTAGGTAAATCACTAAACCAGGATTTAACAAAATACTTGAGTAATCAGGATGGTAGTAAATCAGGGGATATTAAGATTGACGCACCGTTAATTATTAATAGTAATGGTCAAATCTCAGATTCAGATTTCCAAAAGATGTGTGATAAACACGCTGATACTATTGTTCAGGCAACACGTAAATCTCAGAAGAATAACGTATAAATATCATATAGCCCACATGGATTGTGGGCTAACTATTAAAGGAATAATAATATGTTAAATAACACTCTTATTAGTGAGTTCATGTTAACGGACAATATACCGCAATACCAAAACCAAACATGGACAGGTGAAACTATTTCACGTGTTGTTGGTTCGCAGTACTTTACCCTTAGTTTCAAAGTTACCTTGAACAAGATGAACCGTGCTGAACTCGCTAACTTCTATGCTCTATATGGTCAGGGTAAACCGTTCTCTATGCCTCTTGGATGGTGGAGTACATACAACGGTACTCAAACATCACAAGTACAGGCAACAGCAGCAAGGACGGCGGGGACAACATCCATTGCCGTTAATGCTAATACACTTGAAGTTGGTACGTTAGTTCAATTCAACGGACACAAGAAACTATACCGAATCATAGCCAACACTGGCAACGTGATTACTATCTTCCCTGGATTAATCAAAAACATCCAACTTGGGGAAGTAATAAAATATGACAATATTCAAGGTTCATTTATTCTTACACCACAGAACGCAGCATATCAGATGCCAAGTACAAACATTATGGAAGTGACAATAAATGCAACCGAAAACATCAGAGGTTAATTTATGTCTATTCCAAGTAATGTACTAACTAATGCGGATCTTGTCGCGTACTGGAACCTTACACGAGGCGATAACAAAACCGTACTAACAGAAAAAGAACTATATCAATGTGGTGTTATGGTAAAGCTAATAGATGTACTTCCACCTACAGGAAGTAACATATATCTAACTGATGCCATTGCCGATCAAAACTATAATGGGATTAACTATAAGTCTGTACCTGATTTCCTTGATTCATCATTTGCTAACTATGTAGAAAAGAACCAAATCAACAATAACGGTACTTCTTTGAAAGTAAGTAATGTAAGCCAGGATTATCTATCTATGGCGTTACGTGGATTGTGGAATGATGCCAAAGTTAATATCTGGATGGGTATTGTTAACCCAGCTACAGGGGGCATTTTATATGCCTATCGTATGTTTAGTGGTTACATTGATTACTTTAGTTCTGACTTTAACAACACAGCAGGTAATACCACAAATGAAACAACAGTAAATCTAAATTCATTGTGGAAGAAGTTAGACCAAACGCAACGCCTGTTATCAAGTACATCAGTACACCAATCATTACACACTGGTGATAAGTTCTTTGACCTAATCGGAATACTAAATAGTTCAGAGCAATTCTGGAAGAGTAGCAAGAAATAATGAAAAACGGATTTATAACAGAGTACCTAAGTGGTTTAGTTGGTGAACCTTTAGTGTACGGTACTAATGATTGTCATATCATGGTGCTAACAGTAATTGATATGATCACTGGTAGTAATTACCGTGATGAAATCTACCAGAAATACACAACACCAACAGCAGGTAGAAAATACGCAAAAGCAAACTGTAGTTATTCTACTCTACATCTATTGTGTAAAGAAAAAGGCGAATTAGTAACTGAACCACTTGATGGGGATATCATCATTTCATCAGGTCACAGTACAGTTTATTGGCGTGGGAAAGTTGTAATTTTATCAGAAGATAAATCTAACTATATCGTTTCTCAATATATCCCAAATGAAAAAGACAAAATATACAGATTTAAAGGGGAATAACTATGGCAGTAGCAGCAGTTGCCGTAGCTATTATCGCAGGGGCATCAGCAGCGGCAGCAGCATACGCAGCAGGTTTAGCTTTAGCAGCAGTAGTAGCTATAGGTATTGGTACAGCAGCACTATCTTACATTAGTTCATCACAGATGATGAATGTAGGCCAAATGGGGATAACGTATCCGAGTACGGGTAGTAACAATGCCCGATCAACATCACCAAGTACTGGCATACCGATTTCATACGGCGGTTCTAACCGCAACGCAACAGAGGTAGCCTATAACAAGTTAGGCTCTATCGTCGTATGGCAGAACGTCTATAAAGGTACTTCAAACCAGTTATGTACGGTTCACGCGATCAGTATTGGTGAAATCGGGCAAGTACCAGGGGAACAATCACAAGGCGTAATCAAGCAGATCTATTTTGATAATGCTCCGGTACTTATGGATGGTGCGTACATCAGTACAGAAGGGATCGTACCTACCTCAATGATGATTGAGAAGTACCGCAAATATTTACAGATTGAGGTACGTTTCGGTAAGCCGTCCTACGGTGGTTCTATGACGCTTGCCCGTCAATATGGCGGTAGTCAATGGACTGACAACATGCGTGGTGATGGTCTTGTACAGATCTGTACCGTAATCAAGAAAACCAACGATTCATTGATTGATGGGATTCTTACGAACCAGAACTATACGTTATCGGTAGAAATGCGTGGACGTATGATCTATGACTTAACTGACAATGTACGTAAACCAAGTTCAAACCCACCAAGCCAACTATATGACTTTATCACTAATACAGAATTTGGTTTTGGGCTTGATCCTAATGATATTGATATTACCAGTTTCCGTAATATGGCAAACTATTGTGCTCAGAATCATTTCTATTCTAATGGTAATATTCAATATGATAAATCCTTTAAGGAAAACATTGAAAATATTCTACAAACATTTGGTGGTGTACTTTATGAATCAAACGGTAAGTACTATCTAACCGTTGATGCTCCAGATATTCCAAGTGTACATTTTGATGAAACAAATATTATTGGCAGTGTGAATATCACAACGGGTTCTAAGTCTGACTATTTTAATACAATGGACAGTACCTATACAAACCCAGGTAATGACTATTCACAAGATATTATCCGTTATCCAAGTGATGCCATTAGTAACGCATCCATTGCTAAAGATGGTTATATTATCAAGAAGGATTTAAACTATCTTTGGGTACAGGATAAAAATCAGCTTGCTATTCTTAGTAACATTGAATTGCTAAAATCTAAGTACATTACGAACACGATTACTTTCAATACCTATGTAACAGATATGAAAGTATATGATGTGTTTACAATTGATTTTAAAGAAGCTGGATTTAGTAATAATAAGTACAGATGTATTCAACGTACTGTACCAATGACCGTAGATAAAGCAGGTATTATCCAGATCACCGCGATTTCATATGATGATGGTATATATCAAGGAAAAGATCCGGGACAATTCCCACAAGATGGATTGACCAATCTACCTAACCCAACATACGTAGAACCGCCAAGTAACCTACAGGCTCAACGTTTAGGGGCAACGGCATCAGGTAACACCGTTCTATTAACATGGGATCTTAGTCAGGATACAACGGTACGTGGTTATAAGATTCGTTATAAACGCAGTGATTCCAGTGTTTGGATCAGCATTGGTAACGTAGGGCAGTACTCTACGAGTTTTGAGATACTAAATCTTCTATATGGTGTACAGTACGATTTTGCTATTGAGGCGTATAACACATTAGGTTATTCATCGGAATTAGTAGCTATCTATAATCAAACACCACAAGTTATATTCGCATTACCGAAGATTACTAATCTTGATATGGTGAATGATGATGTAGGTTTAAACCAGACTTATGCTCAAGATTTTATTTTCCGCTGGGATGATCAGGCTAACATAGCCGTAAATGGTAAAACATTTGCTGATTTCTTCAAACATTATGAAATTCGTGTGTATGACCGATACAGGAACTACATTACATCGTACTACACCACTACAAGCAACTGGACGTACTCATATTCAATGAATACCAGTGATGGCCTTAGCCGTTACCGTGTGTTTGGGATCATCGCTCATGGTTGGGGTACTGGTATCTATAGTGAAGAAGTTCAGATTGAAGTTAGTAACCCACAACACCCACAGTTGTTAGGTGTCAATTTGAAGAGTGGTTATGATTCCGTGTTCATTGACTGGACTGAATCAAACGTACCGGATTATGCGGGAATCGTTCTACAAATCGCACTTGATGAGGGGTTTAGCTCAGGGTCGAAGTACTTTAGCAGTGCTAACCGCTATTCAGCATCGTTTGGTATTGAAGATGGTTCATGGTTCGCACGAGTAGCAGCCTATGACGTGTTCGGACAGGATGAACTTGTATGGTCGCCTACTATCGGTTTTAACCAGAACACGAAGGTTCCGTACAGCAAATTGAACGAAGATGTTATTGATAGCCTACTTAACAGTGATACGGCTACTGGCATTGTTGAGAAACAGATCGTAGATGAACTTGGTTCACGCTGGCAGCTACAGGTATCAAACAACGGTAACGTAACGGGCATTGCCTTAGCAGCAGATGAAAAAACATCAGTGTTTACCGTTATGGCGGATCGCTTTAGTGTCATCAGTACGGATAGTGCCAAACTATCAGACAGGGTTTATCCTCTTGTTGTTCAGAATGGTAAGGTTTGGCTTAACTCAGCGGTGATAGCATCAGCGAGCATCAATGAGGCTATGATCAATAACCTTTCCGTTTCACGAGCGAAAATTCAGGATGCCGCAATCGACAATACGAAAATTGCCAATGCCGCAATTCGTAATGCTCACATCATGGATGGTGTAATCGACTCAGCGAAGATCAGCCAGCAGATACAATCCAGTAATTGGGATGGTACGAACGGATGGATGATTAATAAGAACGGTACAGCCAACTTTGGTAACGTAACTGTACGTGGGAATATCCAGGCAACTTCTGGTGTACTTAACAACGTTACTATCAATGAAAACTGTAACATTCTTGGTACGTTAAGTGCCGCAAGAATCGTAGGTGATATTTGTCGCCCTCAGTCTACAGGTATTGTATCAGTACCGTTTATTTTTGGTTCACATACGGTTTCAGGTGGTCAGGCAGCTAATGATCCGGTAGCAAATCAGCACTATGTAGCACTGCGTATTCGTGGTGAAGATTTTGATCGTATCCTTGATAGTAATATGACTATTACCCTAACTTCATATGAGCGTCAGTACTTCTATATTCGTATGGGGGGTGATGGTATTGGTTTAACTAACTTAGCTTTCGTTGATGCTGGTAATGGTGGTGATAATACACCATATACATTCCCAATCAATGGTATCTTTGTTCCTCGTGTTGGTCGTGGTAACTGGAATTATATCTATGTTATGTGTACTACATCGCGTTCTGGTTTAGCTTCACTTAATGTACCATCATTATTGAATGCTTTTATATATCGAGCAGGTGATCAACCTTTATATAATGCCTGATAAATACTATTACCAAATATAATACGTAGGAACTTAAATGGACATTCTAACAATTGGTTCATTGGTCGTTTCAGCTTTAGTATTGTGCTGGACTGTTTATAGGGATTTTACATCTGACTCAGACGAATTAGATGCACGTATTTCTACCGTTGAAACAAAAGTTGCTTTGATGGATCAGTCTCTAACTTCGCTTGAGCAGGAACAAGATCAGATGAAGCAGACTTTGAAAAACTTAGAAGATAGTGTACATATGCTTGATATTAAAATTGAGCGTGTGATTGCTATGCTTGAAACGCTAAAAAACAAAAGGGGCTAAATAGCCCCTTTGTTATTTGTTGTTGAGTTCTGCAATCATCTGATCTACTCGTGATTTTGTTTGTCCGTACCATAGTGAATCCTTAGCCTGAACAATCGCTTCTTTATAGTTTTTATCACGTAAGGCTTGGATCATCTTTCGGAATTTTAAAGTACCTGATAGGCCAAGTTGAAAGACCATAATAACCATGAAGTCTTGCCAGTCAGTAGGCAAATCTAAACCCATTGAGCGAACAGCAGATTTAGCAGTACTGATATCTGCTTCTAACATCCTTTCGGCTTGTTCTGGTGTAATGCCGTTTGGATAAGATTCACCAGGTTTTAGTAGTCTACCGTACCCAATAGTTGGATAACCAAGACTATCTTTATATGTCCAGAATTTACCATTCTTAAAATAACCAACTTTAGTTTGATAGGCAATTGAACCCTCATAGTAAATTAGTCTGTTTTTTATATCCATTAAATAAATACCTTATAACAATTATCATAGGGTATTTATATGAAGCGATGGAATTACAATGAAGATTGGAGTGAGGGGGAACTAACAAACGGTAGTTATGTAGGATTCGTGTACTTGTTCCAGTTTGAGGATAACACCTCTTATATTGGTAGTAAGCAGATGTATAAGAGAGTTAAGGACGTTAAGAAACTAAAAGCTAATTCAATCGAAAATGGATGGCGTGAGTACAGTTCAAGTTCAAAGATAGTAAATCAAAAGATAGAAGAGGGCTTAGATTACACTCGTACCATTTTGTGGGCTTTCCCATCAATGAAAGAAACACTTTTCGTAGAAACAGCACTCATCATAAATGAAGGACTGAAAACAGGTAATCTGAATCTTTCTGTTATGCATAAGGCAAGATTACCGAGTGGAAAGGATGCTGTACGTATTCGTGGAATCCTACAATCACTATATGAAATTTTAAATTAAGGATAATTTATGGCATGGCGTAGAAGCAATAGCCCAAATGATATGAGACGTTTTATAAACAACAACAGCCCAGCGATAGGGCGAGAGTTCAAAAAAGAATTAAGTAACCGTATGCGTATAGTTACACAGCACATTCAAAGAAAAATTGATAATGATGTAGCGGGTGGTGGTGTCGCGTTTACTGGAAAGAGTATGTACTTTAACTTTAAAAAGGTTAGTGACTACAAGACCGTAAACCAGATCATAGTACTACCTAACCAAACTTCATACTTGAAGTACATTCTTGATCCAGCTTATAAGCACGTTAATGAAGATAAGATTATACCGTACAAGAATGCGAAGTTAACTAAACAGGGTAACATTACACAACTACGTTCAAGAACCAAGAGTGATAAATATAAAAAGGTGAAGAGCAGGAACGGTAACACGTACTTAATCGACACTACCAAGAAATCCTCTAACCGTAATCCCAAGTTGACACGTGAAAAGAGGGTAATTGGTTACTATGGTTCCGTTGGTCGAAAACCATTATTTGATTTTTACGATGTAACCGAAACGCAAGTAATAGAACAATTAAGAACATTACGCGGTACGTTTGATTACCGTTGGAGGAAGTAAGATGGATAACTTAGAAAATTTCCCATGTTATGATCATTCTGTACTAACAGATTTTTCTTTTCAGACAATCCAACCAGTAAGTGTTACTTTACCATATGATAAAGCACTATCTGGTAGTAAACTCATAAGAAAGAAGGTTGATAAAACAAAGGGCGATTTAATCGTATATAGTTTTCATCATCATACAACACCTAAAGTAAATGAAGATGATGTATTGATGGTTGAACTACTAAAAGAACAAGTAGAAGTAAAGGTACTATTATCTTACAACCACATCTTTAAAGGTCATCGCGTAGTTTCTTGTGTTTGCCAAATACAAGGATAAAATATGTTAAGTATTATCATGGATCTTATCAAATCAGGGATTAGCCTTTTTACCAAGAATAAAACCGAAGTTGAAAAATCTAAAGACGAACTTGAAACAGAAAAAACGAATGAAGCACAGGAAACAAACCGTGAAGAGATCAAAGCTGGTAGAGGCTGGAGATCATTTTTAGGTTATGCGTGTACTGGTATTCTTGTGTATAACTATATCTTAGTACCTATATTAGATTACTTTGGTATCGTTTTATTCTCTTTCCCACTATCTGACATTATCAGAATCATCGTTTTGTTACTTAGTGGAAACTAATAAGAAAGCCCCTTACGGGGCTTTTTTTGTTTTTTTCTTATTTGATCTCCAGGAGCCAAAGATTATAAAAATAAACATTACTATGCTTACTATATATACGGAGGAATCAACTCCTGAGGTGCTCTCCTTTAGCATCGCCAATATACCAACAAATGATACTGCGATACTAATCAGCGTCCAAAGATCAATAGGCTGCTGGTTTTCTTTTAATTTAACAGTTGTGAACCGCCTTATGAAATCCGTACCAGCGAGTACTGTTAAAGCAAATGATACAATAGTTAATGTTAAGGATATAGGCCAAAGCCATTTTGCTGGATAAATCACTGCGACTAAAAGCACAACAGTTGTTAAAACTATCTTAATTATTGCCCATGTAAAAATTGCTATTTGCTTAACGAGATTTTTCATTAGTTATTCCTTTCATTATAGATGTTCCTTAATTTTTAATTAGCTACTACAAAAAGGCTTTTCCATGAAGTTAGCCATTCTGATGGGAGAATTTGAGTTAAGGCAAAATTATTTTTAAAGGAAATATTATGGAATTCCCAGTTTTTCTTACGTGCCATACCACTCACATCTTCGCAGATTTTTATCATATTATGGCTGGTTACAGTGAAAACATTTAAATTTGCTATGCTTTCATATAACTTGGCTTTTTTGTCTGGATGAACGGACATATTCCAAACGCGAAGAATATCCGCGTGAGACTTTAGTTTTAACATGTGATCTCTATAATCCGCGTGGAACTCCCAAGCGTTGTTCAAAAGCTTTTTATAATCAAGATCGCCTGAATTAATGTTTTTGTTTTCATTGTAGTAATATAACTGTGAAATCTTTAAATGTAACAGTTCTGCTTTCAATTTTGCTTCATGGAATAGCGTAATATATTGGTTTGCTTGTTCAAAACCTTTCTCATTAATTTTATCAGCATACCAGTCCTTAACTTTAACGATTGTATATATTGCTGCTATAGCCATCACGGTATCCATGATAGCCGATGTGGTTGAGCTATCATAACCATGAAAAAATAGTACATCAGCATAAATTGGGATTAATACTCCAACAGCTATACACATGATATGTGATAATGTTATACCATTGAGAAAATGTACTATTTTATTCTTCATCAC